AGTAACCGTAACCACCTTTTGTATTAGAGCTTTGATCAGCTACAAATTCTACAAAATAAGCACTGCGTTCATCAGCAGAATTAGTTACTTTTACTAAGCGACCATTTACTGAGTTACGTGCAAGCCTTCCTGCGTTACCAATATCATCTTGATATGATTCAAGTGCTCTACCACTAATACCACCTTTAACATCTAAGGTAAATGGAGTGTTGCTGTATATTTCTAATGAGTCTGCTAGTTGTGTTACTGTTACTGCACCATTAATTTTACCTTTAATACCTGTCAATACAGTAGCGGCATCAATAGCAGCCTCACCTTGAAGTGTGTCAGGGGGATCAGGTGAAGTATAGGTATAAGCTGTACCATTAATATAAACAATATAGTCTTGTTTACCTGCAATCTCCTTAAGGATGATCGTACCGTATCTATTTAACTGGTAACCACCTGTAGACTTTTCTTTAACATTCTTGGTTTTATTAATAACATAAGTAAGATCTTGAATGGTAGTGAATTCGTAATCACCATGACCTAAGCCTGCTTTCAAATAAGAGCCTGCTCTACTTTGATCAACAGCAGCTTCTGTTCTAGTAATAGCATTCCATATCCTCATTTTACCTGCAGTAGTAACACAACCAAAGTAAGACTCTGATGCACTTCTATTAATAAAGAACCAAGCAGCATCATCTAATGTAGTACCACTAGCAAGTGTTTGTATAAACTGTGTACCATTCCGTTTAGTTAAACCGAATGTAGGATCAGGATAACCATTAATAATATTATTTACTTGACCTGGTGTTTTCTTTTCGTCAGGTTGGCTACTTACACCACCTAAGAAATTTGGAATAGATTGTGTAACTGCAGCCATTAGTACCTCTGAAGAGCTTTAAGTGGAATATAAGGATTGTAATTATTCTCGTGTCTAGTACCACCAAAGAATGAATAGTCTCCCTGTTGTGTTTCATACTCAAGCGCCATAGCCCTTGTGAAGGCTTCTTGTTGTAAGAGAGTCTGATACTGCTTACTATCGCCTACAAGCCTGCTAGAGACCAACGCAGAGGCCTTAGCGGTGATGTAATCTTGGATAGGGATTGGTAGATCATCCCAATCAAAGTACCATTTGACATCACAAAGAAGTACTCCTTTAAATTTATATGTATGATGTCTACGATCATATAGTTTTCCGTCACGTCTAACAGTGTCATATTGCCTACCTTTATAGTAAGCAGGATCATTAGATGCGTCTAGTTGTAAGACATTATTTGGATAAGGAATCTCGCCTTCACCATTCGGTGTGAATGGATAGCTATATTCCCTATTAAATGTCCAGCCTTCACTCTGCACTTCCCTGGACGCCTGTAAAAGGGTGTCATAGGAAATCGCAACGTCCGGGTTGGTCCGTTCAAGGGTAGTGACAGGAGCCTGACCAACTGACGCCAGAATCTGATTGATAGCTTGTAGCTCAGTCTTAGAGCCAGTAGTAGGATAAGGCATAATGTTTTCTTAATATCAAAGAATAAAAAAAAGCCCCTCCCGAAGGAGAGGCCCTTGTTATCAGCTAGTAGGTGCTAGTTGAGTTGTAGATTTGGAAGGCGGGTAAGCCAGTCCACCAGTCCACTGCTCAGTCTCAGACTTAACAGTTGAACCTTTTACTGCAGCCAGTCCCTCAGGGGAGTAGCTACGTTCTGTCTTAGCGACACTGAAGCGTGTAGTTGTAGGCATAATTATTTAGCAGTAGTTTTTACAGGAGCTACCTTAATAGTAGGAGCTACATATGTACGACCTGCTTCGATCCCTACTTCGGGATCCCAGGTAACGGATTCAGTCAATCCAATAGCTGGATCAACTGTAACGTCTGTAGATGTACCAGGAGTTGCTGGCATGATCAAACAGCCTGCAGTTCGATTGCAGCGGCAGGGTTAAGAGTACCCACACCCATTGCCATACGTCCAACAATGATATCGCCTTGATACATTGTACGAACGTCTGAACCGGTTGTTTGAACCTGTGGTCCAACACTAGATACAACAGCAGCTGCATCACGCATGTAGATCAATCCACAGCTATTGGAGAAGTCTCCACCGTAGAAGTTGTTCTCACCATCAACAGCAGCAACAGTACCAGCCATAAATGGAAGGTTGTTGGAACGCTTGATTTGAATACCAGCAATCTCATAGAGACCTTGACCAGAGGTAAGGTTACCTTGAGTGTTGCCGTAGTCACGGTTAAGAATATTGCTATCTACTTGTGAAACAAGTGCATAGTACTGACGTGGGGAGAGCACAGCTGTACGACCATTACGGGGTACATTCTTTTCGTCAAGAATAGAAGCAGCCTCAAAGAAGCTGTCTACAAGGGCTTGAGCGTTGTACTCATTACCGGCACCAAGTTTGATGACGGAACCACCTGGCTCAGGACCAGGAGCAGCAGTGACAGGAGATGCCTCACGTGCTGCAAGAGCAATCGTGCGGAATACTTTCTTGTCATAAGCTTCAGCCAGAGCATAACCAATCTTCTTGGAAATCTCAGAGCGAAGGGAATAGTGAGCAAGGGTCTCATCAAGAGAATAGACAAACGCACTGGAGACCAACAGGTCATCCATCACGATGGTCTTTTCTGCCAAAGGAGGATTGCCATCACCAAGGATGGGAGTACCAGGTACATGATACTCAGCCGTCATACGGCCAGTGAACATGAACTGCAATGACTTGCCGTTCTTTAGTGTACGGTTCTGCACTGTACCTTTAGCGATACAGGAAGACTCATAAGCTTTGAATAGCTCACCACTAAACAGTTTCAAATAGGTGGCATACTTACCTTCGGAATTACCGGGCTCGTAGCCTTTTGCAGTTTGTGATGTAGCTTTACTCAGGGCCAATTGGGGATCTGAGTTAATAGAACCCATAGGGGTTGCTGTTGCATTGGGAGGAGTCCCAGCTGTAGCTGTCATTTTTTTAAAGAGGTTAATTGTTTACTTTGTAGCTTTCCTCTACGCGTAGAAGTTATTCAATTTTTTAGTCATAATATTTAGTGGTCTATCCCACCGTCTAGACGGCAAAAGGTATCCGGCGTACCGGGCTAATGCCAACGACCCATACGAGAGTTGAACTCGTCCTACCACCGTGACAGGGTGGCGTGATAACCGATTCACTAATGGGTCAGTAAAGGGAGGACGAACCTCCCATATATTAAGGTTTTACTATCATGCACCAACCATCATTACTACCACCAGGAGACCATCTAGGTTCCCAATTCTTAAAGGAGTAATGAAGGCTATCGCCATTCTTATTTGCAGTGTAACCACCAGCAGTAAGGTTAGCCTCACCGTTGGGATCATTCATAATTACACCACTCTCATCATAACCAATAACCACACTCCAGTGACCGCCGCCACTAGGAGCGCTTGGTGTCCCGTGATGCAACCAACCGACACCAACAGGGCGACCATTATCAATCTCATTCTGGAGTGTCTGAACGGATGCATTAGTTACAAAGGAAGGGTTAAGTCCAAGTGAACGAAGACAAGCAAGCTGTGCAGAAGCATCTGTTGTGTCTCCATACTTAGAACGGATAGTGTTATATTCATCATCGTTCTTTACCTTTCCCCAGAACATAGCAATCATTGCCATGGATGAAGAGAAGCATTCACGATAACCAGTACCAGAAGCATTATCTAGTTGACTTTGATATTCAACATAGAGTGGATTAGGTTCAATTGTTTCTGGTTTGTCCCTAAATTTTTGTCCGAAGATTTCTAAGGTACAGGGATCTATTTGTGTTTCAAGCCATTCCCAGGCTTCTACTTGCTGACTTTCTTCTTTATAATAAAGAGCAGCATCTGTAAGTTTAATCATCTTTTTTCAGCAGCGTAAAGCGCAAAGGATTGGGCGGTTATAAATGTCATTAATTCTTGGATTCCTTCACCAGTACAACGAGAACCAGTGTTCTCATTATCTACAGTAATAAAACATCCAATGATTGTACCTGACACTATAATCAATTGTGTAGCTATGACGCTTGCAACTAAACAGAAGCAAGCTTTAGGCATTAGCTAGCAACTACTGCTACTTGATCCGGTGACAACTTGGCACATTGTGCTTGACGTTGTGCCTTAGTTCCGTTGTCTGGATTATCGTGTGAGTTAGTTGGTGCTTGACAATTACCAGGGATAAAGATGTTATCGCCTGTTTTGTTGATCATGTATTCTACTGTAAGTCCTTCGTAAGCCATAATAATTAATTAGTTAGTTTGTTTAATTCTTCCTTAGTTGCTACACCAAAGAACTGAATGGTGATTGTTTCAATTTGACCTAAGCTTTGAATAGTGCATTGAACAGTAGCCACACCAGCAGTAGCAATAGTTACATCAGTAGATGCTCCTATTTGATTACTAAATTCT